GTAAATGGCACTGTCAAAAGAGTGGTTTTATCATTAACATCGAGCCATTGTTGATCCATATTTTCTGTAAGTAAATTTGACAATCTTTTATTTTTAATAATTTTATTAGAGGCTTCACCTAGTATTAAAAATGAATATATATTTTTAAGATTAAAATATTCTTTATTAATTAACATTTTAATACTTAGGTAATCGCTACTTCTGTATATTTTATTAAATAAAGTATTTTTATTAAGATCTTCTATTTCTTGAAATTCAGCATGTTCAATAAAATCTGTTTTTTGATCATTATTATAATCTACATAAAATATTAGTTTTTTAAAGAATCCAATTTTATTATTAATTTCTTTGTATTTTTTATAATTATCAGAAAAATTATATTTAAAAATGCTTTTTTTTGAATTTTTATAAATTGGATCATTTATTTCTAATCTGCGTTCAAAAATATTTTCGTATATGCTTGAATCTATTTGGTTATATAGAATATTTTCATTCTCATCTTTTATAGTTACATTATAAGAAGGCAATACCTTTTCTAGGTCAAAATCATACATATTAGATAATTCACTAATAGTTAACCATTCTAATGTAATATCTAAATTTTGTATTTTCATAATTAGTATATATTTCTTCCAGAAGTAATTACTCCTTGAACAGACGCTTGTGTAGTTAAATTAAAGGCCCCTGTAGAAGCTGAAGATTTTTCTCCTATAGAATTAGTTTCAAATACTCTAAAGAAATAATTTCCTATTCCCGTTGGCGTTAAAAATGGAGGTATATATTCATTAGCCCAATCATTTGGTGAAAGACCAGTTCTTAAGTTATTATAATTTAAAACTGTAAAAAGAAAATTTTCTTGAGTTTCGACAGCTTCAAAATTAGAAAATGGCTTTACATAAACATAATAAAGTGAGTCTGACGAAGCTTTATTGCTTGGAGTAATACTATACATAACACTATTCACTCCACCTTGGTTTGTTGTATAATGATTTCCATTTGTGCTAACTAGATATGATCCCGCTGAATTTCTAAATATTCCGCTTAAAAATAAGGAAGGTGGATTTGGTAATTCTGGTCTAATTGGTTTATTTACTAATAAACCCGCATTATCAATATCTATATATTTTTGGTCATTGTATTCTAGGGCTGTTATTGAAAATGTATTATTTACTTGTTCGTTAATATTTAATACTCTATATTTTTTAAGTTTATTTAAATATGGTTCTAAATAATATCCTGGATATTTGTAATTAGACGGATTATTTATATTAGATTGTGTATCAATTCCCGCCGCTAAATATCCAGTTGTACTTATATCTATTGACCAAACGGCATTTTGAAGTAGAGTGTATCCAGAATTAGATAGTTTTGATGGAAAATTTATTCTTATATTATTAGAATATATTCCAGATCCACTTGTTAAATATCTTTGAGGATTATTAATTGATATAGATTGGACTTGACTTCTTCTTATAAAAGAACTATTTAATCCAGAAATTCCAGAAGTTGTTGGATTGAACCCAGTAATATATGAATCCCCTAAACTTGTTCCAAAATTAAAATTATAAGTTGGAGTTAATACATTAAATGCGAAAGAATTATTCACATTTACCCCAGTTATTGGATAGGTATTTGAAAAATTATAAGGTAAATCTAAAACTGCATATCCAGTTGTTAACTCTACCGTTCTACCAGCATAGCTTTTATTTCCTCTAATTTGATCGTAAACAGAGATAACATCTCCTGGTCTTAAATAATTTCCTTCTAAACCAACATTAAAAATTACAGTTTCCGTCTCTATATTATCCGTTAATAATAACCATTTACCAACACGCCTTGCTTGATTTTTACTTGTACACCCAAAAGCTACGATCTCTGTTTCTCTAATCCCATATTTTAATATAGAATTTCTATCCTCTATATATTCAATCGCGGGTTTATAATTATCGTTTGAATCATTATATCTTACTGTTGCAACTGTTTTTCTTGATTTCTTTGAGGCGTCTGAATAATTAAATTCTCCATTTAATACATTACTATTATTAAATAAGTAAATTGGATCTTTTGGAGAGTCTTGGGACAAGAAAATTTGTCCAGCAGAATAATAAACTATTCCCAAGAACACGCTAGCCATATCATTAAGAACTTTCATGGCTTCTTCTTTTGAACCGATATATATATTGCACGTAAATCTTGGTTCGAGCCCACCAAATCCATCGCTAACTAATTGATCACAATATTGTCCAATTTCAAACAAAGTCCATTTATCTGTTAAATCAGAGTCTATATATTTACCTAATCCATATCTATTATTACTAATAATATCATAAAAACACCATGCAGGATTATCTGTCCAAGCAATTTTAAATTTACCATTCCACGGACCTTTATAGGTTTTCGTTATAGGATCATAGTTTACAGGAATTTTAACTTTTAAAAGTTTCATTTTATAAGTTCTACTAGGTATGTCACTAAAATATCTTGCATCAAATTTTGAAAAAACTAAAGCGGAATCTGGATATACAAATCGATCGGAATACACTTCTGTTATGCTCAAAACTTCAGTATTAGAGACAAGGCTACTAGTCGTTGATTCTAAAGTTACTTTTGTTATATCTATTGCCCAACCTATTTGATTTTGAAAAAGATCAAAAGATGGAGAATTTTCTGCGAAAGGCCTTAAATTAATTGTATAAGTTGCAATTACTGGAGAGGTTTGAATCTTTCCTTGAAGCCCAATTGTGTCACTTGAATAATAGTCTTGAATATATGGGCTATATTTTGATGTATCTAAAATAACTAAAGCGCCATTATCCAAAACTCTATATACTGCAAACTTAAGATCTATAGTCTGTCTTTCTATATCACCTGCATTAGATCCAGTTACAATCTGTTCAAATAATCCATTTATTTGAATAGAAACTTTTATTGATGAAACATTTATATTGTATACATAATAAGTTTTAGGAGTTAAAATTTGACTTTGTCCAGAAATAGTATAAAATCCATATAATCTTTCTCCATAATATTTTGTGAGACTAGTTTCTAATGGGATCTTATTCATGTCAACTTGTTTTCCAAAATAATCTGTTCTATACTCGTAAAGATTTAAATATGGATTAAATATTGTATGATCATTAGTTTTTTCTCCATATTGATATTTATAATCAACAAATTGAAAATTATAAAAGCCTGCTAAATCTGTGATTGGCACATCGTTCCAAAAAATTGATCTTGTTTCTGGTCGGCTATAACTATAATTTGTAGAATAAGGTTGAAAACTAGCGCTTGTATAACCTATATCTCCAACTACTTTTCCACTTGTATTATAATTGTAAATTCCTGTAACAAGACCTTCAATTGGTCCTTCTGATATTAAATCTAAAACTTCAACTTGACCAACTGTATTAAATGCTCTACTGTCTCTAAATCTTTGGGTTGAAGTTACGCCATTATCCATGGGAGCAGTTCCAGCGTCTGCACCAGCAGAATTACTTACCGCAAATATATTTCTTAAATCTGGTGCTCCAAATTTGTTAGAAGCAGAAACTACGCTACTAAAATTTTGATAATTTCCTCCAGTTGGTACCGCTAGTGTTGTATATCTAGCTGCAAAACCACTTGGTCCTCGATAGAATCCAACTATAGGTTGACCAGCGGTTTGGGTACTGTATGGAAGCCTACTACCACTAAAACTTAGGGATAAGCTGCCCATTATATCTTGAGCTGTACTTTCTGGAAAATTATATCCAGCTGTTCCAAGAGAAATATTACCTGGAAATAGTAAAAAAGTTAAACCATCTGGATATTTATTTGGATTTCCCATAAATTTAAAATGGTAGTGATTGTAATGGCTGTTGATTAGACAAATAACAACCGTAATTAAAAAGATACTGATTTGATCCTTGATCAGTAGCCTGATTAGTAACGTCACTATAAGTACCTAAATATCCTCTATATAGATAATTATAATTTGTAAAAACATTATTTCCTCCTACCATTAGCTCTCCGTATCCAACAGGAACTGGACCACCTTCGCCCACGGTATTGACTGGACCATTAAAAAGATAAGAAGTTGGTCCTCCAGCCTCACCAAGACCATCTATTGGATTTACTTGTTGAGCTGTAAATGGTACATTTGGAGGCGGTTTAGATAATAATTGACTTATGCCATGAGCTATTAATCCTATGCCAGCTATAGCAAGGCCTATGCCAAGTGGAAGCAAGGGAGGCGCTGCAATAGCTAATAGGACGCCACCAGCAACAGCTACCGACCCTACTCCAATAGAAACCCATGGGTTATCCATAGATCCTATGATTTTAGGCATAATATCAATTGTTTTAATTTTATTATTTATATTTAGATATAATTCAGAATTTTTTATTTCTTCGAATGATTTAAACTGTTTCTTATCTTCCGTAAATAAATTAGTTTTATCTATTAAAATTACATATTCACATTTATCTATATTATTTAATATCCATTTTCTAAATTTTTTAGTATTAGCTTCTATAGCTTTAATTGCTTCTGCTACATTAGAAATTTCTAATTCCCAAGATTCTCCAAGATCTTCACCTAATTTACCATGTAAATTTACTTTGATCATGCGTTTAACCTAAATATTAAATCTATTTTATTTTTATATAAATCCCAATTTGTTTCTATTCTTGATAATTTTAAAAATGGTTGATGCAATAGATATCCCTTGCCAAGATATATGCCTAAATGTTTAGGATTAAAATCTCTAAGCATATCTAATAATATTACATCATTTTTTAATAAAGATTCATTTTTATTTAAAATTTTAAATTTATTATTAGAGAATATTTCAATAAAATATTTTTTCAACGTATCGCTTATAAAAATATTTTTATCATTATATTTATTTTTATCATAATTAATTACAACGTTCTTCTCGTTTTTAAAAAAATCTAAAATTAATGAAAAACAATCATATTTTCCATATTCATAATAACGGCCGACAAAATTATAATTTATATTATTTGGATTAAATATTTTAAATTCGCTTGTTTCAGTGCAAAATAATATCATTGGTAAACTTAATATTTCTGAACAATTTTTATCTTTTTCAGAAAATTCACAATTGTTACAATTGGGGTGAGAGTGGTAGATATAATGAATTTTGTCAGAATTTTTTTTAATATTTAAATAGTCAAAAGGCGAAATCTCAAAATTAATTTCTGGATATTTAGAAGTATTTTTACATCTTAAAAAAGAAAAAGTATTATTTTTCTCAACTATGAATCCGCAAACCTCATTATTTTCTTCATCTTGAGCATGTTTTTTTATAAAATTTTTAATTTTATTATCAATCATATAATTAAGCTGGTTGATTTGTTCCAGGAAATCCTCCAAATGGAAGGAATCCATTTAAATAATTTCCATCTTTATCTTTTGGTATGCCATGCGCTTTTTCTGAAATTGGATTTTCTGCTCCTGGCCTTCTAGGAAAATAAACGGGTACCTCATTTATTCCACTTAATACCAAAGTTCGTCTTTCTTTATCTGTTAAAAGATTTCTAAATCTATCGGTTGTTTGAATATAAGTTTCACCATTTCTGTTTGTTGGCCAAATAACAGGTCTAAATGCTGGATTTTTAAGCCATCTTAATCTACAAGAATATATATTTTTTGTACACGAATCTGAAGTCCAATAATTTGTATTAGGCGGAGAATTAAAGAAATCTGATGTATGGTTATTTATGCAAACAGAATAATATTTTAATCCTTTCTTTTGTAAAAATATAAAATCGCCTGATTGGTATTGACTTGAATTTTGCCATTCTCCACTATTTCCAAGCCCCCCAGTTATTCTAAATATAGCTGTTCTTCCAGCTGTATTTCCAGTCGTAAAAATATTATTAACAAATAATTGATTATTTTCATTTGCAACTGGGGGAGCTGTCTGCAAACCATTTACTACTATGGGAGAATTTTCTATATTAGCATAAACTCCACTATGTATATAAGTGAGTCTTGAATTATATTCGTAACAGCAACCTTCTCCTCGATATTGAAATGGACAATATGATCCATATATTGTACGGGCTGGTAAAGATAAGTTTTCAACATCTAATATAGAAGCTAATTCATATTCTACTATATTTTTTGTTTCTGCGGTTTTTCTGTCAATATAATATACGTCTTGTGGAAGTTCAATTTCATAAATTCCTGTGGTTGAATTAAATATATTGTATCCTTGAGAAAAATTTGATCCATCTAGATATTTTAAAAAAGTTTTTATTCTTGTGAATTTTGATCCAATAATATCATCTAAAGATTCAATTTGCATCCTTATGTATTTGTAAAATGAATTGTCTGTATGATCTGGAGATAAATTTGATATTTGAAATTTTGGAGTAGGTAACACTCCAACTGAATTATAATCAAATCCATCTGCTGTAATTGGGAATGGGTAATAAAAATTATCTTGCCATTTTATTGCTCCATATTCAAATGGGCCAGAAGTTGATATTTTATATAAATTATAATCATTATATATTCTATATACTCCATTGTAAATTGGCTGATCACCATTCGCAAATTGATTATTGAGTATTGTTTTCTGTAGTTGTGGAAAGATTTCATTTAAATCAATTTCATAAAAAAAAATTTGAGAAGACGGACTTAATGAGGCAATTTCTGTATTTATGGATTGATTACCACTTATAATTAAATTATATGTACTAGATAATGGAGGCATGTTATACAGCTACCTCTCTAAATTCACAAGATATTTGATAGTTATTATAAGATACATAAACAGACTCCCAACTCATGCAAGTAAATCTAGTATTTAAATTTAATAAACTTTTTGCATATATTGTTGGTAAATTATATACAAAACTTTCTGAGCTATTTCTTTGATTTAAAAAATGTAATATTGATGTGGTTTCTAGTTCATTTCTATTATCAAATCTAAGTGCAAAATTAATTAAATTATTATTAATTCCATCATTGACTCTTTGTTCGTATCCATTTCCAAATTGATTAATTATTATTCTGGGGCTATTTTTTATACTTGCGTTATATGATGGCTTCCAGAAAAAATTAGGTACTAAATTTCCATTTAAAAGAATATATCCATCCCATTCAACCTGAAGATTGGCCGTGGTAATTGGATTTTGATTGAAATTTGAATCTACTATTGAATAGTAATATTTACTATCACTACCAAGTACTATATTGTACTTGCTATAAGTAGTAGCTCCATTCCAGCCTAGAACTGTATCGTAAATACTTGCCATATACCTTTTACCTCCTATATTTTACACTTAAAAGATGTGTAATTATAGTTAATGTTTAATGTATATTCTATAGAAAATCAGAACTTTTATCTAAATGATTCCTTGGTATCTGGAATAAAAAGTTTTAATGTCGGGGTTGATTTGCAAGTATCTCCCCAAATATCTATAAATGATTCAATTAATTATACAAAAAATGGTCTACCAGTCGCTCAATTTGACTTATCTTATATATTAAGTGATAGCGATAGATTTTTGCTTTATACTGGAATTGATTCATTTTCTGGTAGAGTTGAATATGGAGATAAATATGTAACATTTACAGATGGATATTTGACCAATTATTCTTTAAATTATAAATTAGGAGAGTATCCAACAGTTGATATAAAAGGAATTATTTTTAATTGGACAGCGTCTCAAATAACTTTTAACCCAAAACCAATAAATTTAAATACATTTAATGTTGGAGATCCATGTTTTATTGATACAAATATAGGAATTTTTAGTTCTAGTCGAGTTCAATCATTTGGAATTAATATCGATGTAAGTCGTATACCTAATTATACTATTGGAAATTATTTACCAGATAATGTATATATTCAATATCCAATAAAGCAAGGAATGTCAACAGATGCTAGTGCAAGCGATTCACTATTTATTTCTAATACTTCTAATTTGCCAAATTCAGGTTATCTTACTCCTAGCAGTCAGTATATATCAATAAAAAAATATCAATCTGACTCCAATTTAGCAACATTTAACTTCTCTCAAGTTACCGATAATATCAATTCTTCATTAAGCAGCGATAATGAAGCTCAATACAATCAAAATAGAACATCTTATCTTCAACCATAATTTTTAGATTTTTAGCAATATATATACTATAATATAATAAATATGACATTCCAAGAACTCCTCAATTCGCCAGTATTTTTTAATACTTTTCTTAAAAATGACACCTTCTTTACTTCTATAAAAGATAAGTTTCCAGAGATTTTAGCTGATCTTACTAGCTCTAGAGATAACCCAAATTGCTCTTGCAAGAATAGAGTAAAGGCTCATCTTCAAGGTAAAATTACTAGTGAAGAAGATTACTTTAATAGCTTAATCAATAATGAAGAAATTAAAAAATTAACAGAAGAAAAAAGAGAAGAAATTAAGACTTCTCAAGTACCAACTAACCCAATGGAGAACCATATGCAAATGATGCAACAAAACATGTTTAGAAATAGCGGCGGAAGAGTATTCGAAATTGGCAAGACAGAAGAAGATTGGAAAAATCTTGCTAAAAAATTAACTGAAGAAAAGATACCTTTTAAATCTTTTTCAATAGTAGAGAAACCAGATAAACTAGTTGTTTATTTCATTTAAATGTTTTATCAGCTTGTAGCATACTTATTCCTTTGTTTAGGGGTAACTTACGCTTGGAGTGATACTGAGGTTGCTAGGCCTTTTAGAAATTTTATAGCTAAAATACCATATATTCATAAGCCTTTGCTTTGTCATGAGTGTTCTAGTTTTTGGATATCTTTGGCTATTAGTTTTTTCGTTAATCCTTTTGATTTACTAACTTATCCTTATTTTAGTAATATATTAAGTGCTTTTTGTGGATTTTTTATTAATTTATATTTCGTTAGAAACCAATTAGTAAAGTATAAAGATTATTAATTAACCCTATGGATGAAAGAAGTGACATTCTGCATCCCATGTTGCGCATGGATTACATGGATCATAACTAGCACCAATAAAAGTAGGATCAACTATTTCCCCTTTTGCGTTGTAAAGTTTTACCGCCGTTTCAAAATAAATTTTTGCTGAATTTACTTCTGAATAAGACCCGTAGCACTCATCATCATTACAAACACACCCTAATCCAATGCATCCATGATTAAACGATCCACATGTATCATCAGCGCAAGTTCCGCAGCTTGGGGTGAAACTACCACAACAAGGCCCAGCATCACAATTATCGAGACTACTACAGGTTGTGTTAATAAGACAACAATCATTAGTATCGCAACCACAACCGTAAGCGGTATTTCCACTATAAAATGAATGAGCAGCCACCACATCTCCATCTTCATAAGCATTATACATTCTACTTGATCCATAAACTAGACATTTATTGTCTTTACTTTGATATGCAGACGTAACATTAGTAGACCGAAATTGATAAGTTGAATTATCGTCCCAGTCTTCGCTTTCAGAATAAGAGAGTTCACTTATAAAATCTTTATAAAAATTAGAACCATCGAAATACGCTGTATCAGAAAAATTGGAATAATCCTTAGGACAATCTTTGCAACAAGCTGTACAATCACCAGCAGCTGCACTACATGGAGGTAAATTAGCGCAATTTAAGTAACAATAGGCTTCTTTGGGGGTCATAATATAATTTACACATTATATTAGTCTTTGATCTTCTTGATTCTATCTATCAATTCAAATAGCTTGACTTTAGGTATATCTGATATAGAGTTTAAATTTTCTGCATTTTCAAAATTATCTTTAATTAATCTTTTTTTAAGTGATTCAAAATTCACACCTTTTTCTTTCATGGTTTTCTCTAAAACAGATTGAGGTGAAGTGGGGTTTTCATTAGATGGTTGAGCAAAATCAAATAACTTTGCTTCTCCTAGCTCTTCTTGAGATACAATATTAATTTTTAAGAAATTACGAACACATCTTACAAAGGCTCTATTCTCAGCAATTGCCGCCAAGAAGAATTTAGCAAAGCTCTTGGTATTATTTACTGTAGCGTCAGCCAACGATTCAAAGACGATCTCTCTGCCATCTGTTTCATAATTGGGTAGCCAAGTAATCCTACAGCTTGTAGCGAAATATGTATCATTTGCAGATACGACGTTATACTCTACTTTAGAATATCCTCTGATTTGAGCAAGCTCCTTTATTCCACCTAATAATATAAGAAGGTCTTTGTCTTCTAGTTTGGACACATCTGTTTCTTGAGTTTTTTGTCTGTTATTAACGAGATATTCTGTTTTTACCATTTTACGCCAATTAATAGTTCCATCGTCATTATAAATATAATTTATATTAGCGTCTTCAATTAAGCCATATTTATTTCTTGTTATTAGTCTCGGTGGAACTACTTGTATAGTTACGTCTTTGTTCTCTTGCTGTGATTGTACTGGCATATTAAAAAGTTCAGAGCTGGCTACTGAAACTGTATTTTCTTCTGCTTTAATTTTAGGGCTCATTTAAGAATGATACTCTACATTAAACTTTAAGTCAACTTAAAAATATAAAAATTATCAGCTTCTTTCCAGAATTCTATATCATCTACTACTTTATTGCCAGTTCCATTTAACCAGTCATATCTTGAAATGCTTTTGCCTTTAGAAGAGTATAATGTTCTTGAGGAGTTATAATAAAGGTTATCAACATTTGATATTTTAGTCTCTTCTTTGGTCTTATGCTTTCTATTAACGATTAAATTATAATCCATGTAATCGATTTTAAATTTATTTAAAGACTCTTCTGGTAAGAATGATAGCAAAGTGTAGCTAATAGAATTACTCTTTAATAATTTAACAAAATTCACACTATTGTTTTCTTCAATTATATAGAT